CGCGCCAGTCGCCGTGACCGAGGCCGTGAACACCCGAACGACGACCTTCAGCAGGGTTACGACACCAGCCGCCGTAACTGATCCAGTGAAGGGAATCTTGGTGACGTTCTTCGTCATTACCCCCGTGGCCGACACGGATCCGGTAGGGGTGATGGCGCTCTCGAACAACTCGAACAGAATCCAGTACCACTGACCCGTACCGGACGAACCGGTGAAGTTGACCGTCTTCGCTCCAGCCGCACCGACGCTCTGCTTAACTCCTGCGCAACCGTTGAAACTTGTGTTCGAGAAGAACTGGAATGATGTCTGATCCGATGAGGAGAGGGTGAACCCGCCAGTGTCGGTCCATTCCGATGCGGCGGCAACGATGGTGGAGTTGGAGGCCGTCGTCGTGAGTGTCCCGTTGAAGGATGTGGTGCCCGCGTTCGGTGATCCCTTGTTGCTGGCTCCCAGCCGGATGGTTCCCGTCCCGGTGGCCTTGTAGACCGCGACCCCGGCACCATCGGCGGTACCTGGAGAGACGGTGACGGTTACCGTTCTGGACGTAGTGCTCGTGGCGACGAACGTGTACATGGACACAGCGCCACCCTGGCCAGCACCCCCTGGGTTGGAGTTGTTGGCCAGTGCGCGCTGCGTCCAGGTGCTGCCCAGCGAATCAGTGACCGCTGGAGTCGTTGCCGTCACGGGGAAGACGGATCCGAATCCCAATACGAACAGGAAGTCGCCGACGGCCGGACTGAAGGAAGCCGACGTCCGCGTGCCTGAGGTCGAGTTGACCATAGGCGCAACCTGCGTGATGGTAATCGTCACGATCGGATCCGCTCAGCCGCCGCTGGGGAACGTGATCTGGTACGTAGCCGCCAGAGATTCGGCAGACAGTAGGTTGACGACCGTGAAGACACTCCGATCGAGCATCACGCCACCACCGGTGGCAGCCTGCGAGAAGATTCCGTGTTCGGTCGCCGCCACGCCCGCACTCACGGTGATGGTGGCGGTCGTCTCGTACGTCTTCGGATCACCCGACTTCTCGCCGAGTGATCCAGTCGGACGCGTGTTGGCCGTCGAGTACTGAGTGGTGAGTTCGGTGGTCAGACCCGTATTGCCTACCGCCTCTGCGACACTGGACGTTCCGAGTCCGTGAAACCGCATGTTCTCCAGTTCGACCAGGTTCTGGAACGCATCGACGATGAAGCCGACGCCCGTGTCGGTTACGACTCGGCACGACACGAGGCCGAAGTCCTGCATCGAACCGTCGCGACGGAACGCGCTCAGCCACAGATGACCGATGGGACGACCCAGAGTGCCCCTGTCGAACCGCTCCTGGTCCACCAGGGACCGAACGAAGTTGGCCGTGTTGTCCTGCTGCCACGCCCGACGGACAGCCGCCAGCCGGGCGCGTAGCCCTCGCTGAGGGGTGCCGTAGCGGATCGCGTCATCGAGGTTGTTAATGACGGGCCGCTGCGGGGGCGCGAGGCGTCGCACCGAGACAGCACCCGTCGCCCTGGACGTGTTCATCGGACTCCTAACGATCAGCTTTTCTTGACGACGACCGAGTCAGAAACGGTCACGTTGGCGACGAGGTCGCTCGCTTCGCTCTCGTCGTCGATGAAGTGGGGGTTGAACTTGTACGCATCGCGACGAGACCACGAGGTGGAGTTCGACATGACCATCGAACCGACCACTCCGGTACCGAGTCCAGCACCCGTCATGGCCTGGTCGATATTCGCGAAGTCCAGTAGCGAAAGGTTCATCTGCGGCTTGGATTCCTTCGGCTGGAACTGCCAGCCGATCGAAACTCCACCGTCCGCAGAGATGGACTGATTGCTGAGGATGTCGGGGTTGACCAGTACCCTCTTGACGGCCTCAGCCACGCACATCACAACGAGCCGCTCGGGAATGATTCCGGACGCAACCGCGTCAGCGAGCGACGGCCGATACACGTCCACCAGCACGATCGCATCGTCGATCAGCGTACTCGCGAGATCCGTTTCGGCATCGGACAGGGGACGCCAACGCGCCTCGACATCAGCGGGGCTGATGTTGTACGTCATCGACGTCCCCTCTCCGGTTCAGATCAGGCGGTACGGGTGACGATGACCTCGACCTCGCCGCCACCCTCGACGAGCCCCGTGCCGCCGACCGGAAGCGACTGCCACTGGAGGACGTCACCGGCCGCCACGACGAGGTTCGCGGGAGTGCCGGACAGGGCCAGCGCCGACTCGTCGAAAGCCGCGAGGTTCACGCCACCGACGAGTGCGAGCGTGGCCACGACGGTCGAACCGGCACCCGCCTGGCCCTTGTTGATGAGACTCAGCGTGCGGGAGGCCGGGGAAGCGGCACCCGTCACGGCTGCGGTGGACGAGTAGGAGCAGGACGAAACGACTCCCGCCTCGGTCACCTTGATGGGGTAGACGGTGGTCTGGAGGATCGTCGCGGCAGGAACCTGCGCGCGGTAAACAATCGCACGTGCGGCCTGGTCGGCCATGGCTTTTCAGTCCCTTCTGGTATCGAGCCGAGCCGGATCAGGCCAGACCGAGGTAGGCGACCGGGTAACGCGTCGCCTCGGTCGGGTTGTCGTTGTTGAGGGTGTTCACGACCTGCCACCCGGCACGCATGGTCAGACGGACAGCCGTCATGTCCTGCTGCGCCAGGTTGAACATGATCGCGCCCGTGTTGTCCTGGATGACGGCCTCGGTCAGGATCTTCATGGTGATGTCCTTGCGGACGGCCACCACGAACTGGCTCCAGTCGCCACCGATGATGAGGGGCGAGGTCGCAGCCACAGCCGTCGGCCACAGACCACGCATCGGGTAGCGGATCGGGTGACCATCGAACGACCGCAGATCCGAACCGACACGAGCGACCGCATCGCTGATCCGGTCACCGAGGGAGTTACGCGCCTGCCGGAACCGGGTGCGAATCTTGGTTGCCGCGACGAACCCGTTGACCTCGAAGCCGTCCTGCTCGACGAAGTCGTACAGCACGTCCATGTCGTTGAGGATGCCGCCGGACGTTGCGACGGAAGCCGCAGTGGTCTTGTTGCCCGCCGCGAGCGCAGCCGCCTGGATGTTCGACGGGAAGGACGCGGGGGCGTTCACGCCGAAGTAGACGGCCGAGTCCAGGGTGCGCGCGAAGGCCTCCGCAAGGAGCGGCATGGCCTCGTCCCAGATGTTCGCGTCCACGTCGTCCAGAACGTTGTCCGGAACGGGCATGATGACGGCGATCTCTTCGATGTTGATGAACTTGTTCGTCCACGACATCTCGGTGGTCTGCTTCATGCCAGTGTCACCGGTCACCCAGTAGGCACCCGGAAGCGCCTGGAGAACGGGGAAACGCACCTGAGCGCGAGCCACCGGGATGTGACGGAACAGTTCGAGCACCGAGGACGTCTCGACGGCCTTGCCGAGCATCTCGTTGGAGACCTGCTCGGGAATGAGCGCGGACGACTCGGATCGGTTGGTGGAGTTGTTGAACGCACCACCCGCATACGGGTAGATGGGCTGCCCGTTGGCTCGGAAGCCAATCGGTGCACGCGTGAGGCTCGACACGACGGACCTCCATTGAGGATCGGGGTGATGCAGCCCCAGTCGTGTCGTGTCCTGGCGCTGCGGTTACGCGCGACCAGCCGCTCGGCGGATGATCGTGTTCATGTCCGCCCCATTCGCAGGCGCCTTACCGCGCGCGCCCTGCTCGTAATCGACCCGCGTCGACACCTTCCTCAGGTGTGGCTTGCGCTTCAGGAGATCTGCGAGGTCCACCTTGATGCGGTTGCGATCGACGCGTCCGTCATCGTCCACCTCGTACTCGGAAAGATCCAGGTTGCGAGCAGCATCGTCCGGATCTGCGAAGTCCTTGGCCGCCAGGGCCTCGATCGCTGAACCGACGATCTGTCGACGTGATACTGCGAGCACCTCTTCACGAGCCTGCCGCTTGATCGCATCGACATCGACCTTGCTGCTGTCTTCCGTGGTCTTCTTCGCCGCCAAGAGAGAACGAACCTCGTCCGCACTCTTGACGCCCAGTTCCTGGGCCAACACCCGCCAAGGACGTGCTGAATCCCGTGCGCGCTTGGCTGCCGTGCGCTCTGCCTGGATGGCCTTCTTGAGACCATCCTCGCTGCTGTCGTCGTCCTCGTCCTCGTCGCCGTCTCCAGCGCCTTCGTCCTCGGTAGCCCCTTCCGAACCGCCGAGGTACGACCAGAATGGCCGCCCATCGATACGGACACCGAGGGGACTGTCGACTCCAAGCATCGGATCTCCTTCATGGGGGTGCGGCATCTCGCCGCCGGTCACACCGGCCTCACGCCCGTCGTGCGATCAGGACAGAATGTACCCGAACTTCAGCAGTTGGCGGCGCACTTCGTCACTGGATCCGTGCGCATCTCGGAAGATCTGCCACGGAGTGGGTCGAAGCACCCCGTCGGAGTTCCGGCCGTAGAAGCCGCGCCCGGTCGTACCCTCGGTCGTGTAGTGCTTCCCGCCATCGGCCGTGAACACTCCGCCACGACCCGTGGCGTTGATGACCTGGCCGATGTCTGCACCGTTTCGGATGGCCTCCGCGTTCGCGTTGCCGAACCAGGCATCCTGATCTTCTGGACTGAGTGACTTGAAGTACGCATAGGGATTCGTCGTGAGATCATCATCAATTGCCTCGATCGCCGGAATATGTCGGCAGTCGCACGCAGGATGACGTAGGAACCCCTCGTTCCAGCGATAGAATTTCCCGGCCAGCACAACGCACCGCGCACACGACGGAGGGTTGAGCATTCTGACCCAACCGTATCGAGATTTCTGACGTCGTCGCGTTCTCTGCACCGGGATGGCTGTAGCGATGGCCACCTGATCGGCGGCGCGCCCAGCGTCCGGAATCTGCGTCTCGATCACCATCTGGAGCCACGCACGACCGGAAGCCGA